CTCTTTTTAATCTTTGTACTATATATTCAGGTTGATTTATTCTACTAGCAATTATAGCATGTGAAATATAAGCATATAAAGCAGCTTCGGCCATTTTAGGTATTCTGCTATCTAAATCATAAGCAAGACCGTCAGATATATATTCTAAAACTATCTGTGCTCCAATTAAATTACTTGAAAAAGATATTTTACCTTCTCTTGGATTCATATTAAACCAACCATTATATTGAGCATATTGTGGTGACATACCATATTGTTCACCCCAACCCCAGTACCAGAATCCACCATAACCCCAGTTGTATCCTGCCCAATCCATACCTTCATTATATAAAGCAAAACTAGGTAAACCATTTACTAAATTAGTATTAGCTTGTTTCCATTTTCTTTCAGTTTGTGAAGTTCCTTCTAAATTATCTTCAAAATTATCTTGAGTTGGTTGCCCTAAATTATCTTGTAGTGGACTTTCATAGGGTGATATAGTTAGATTATTAGCTGGGTATATAATTCTTTTTACTCCTAAATTATCTATACGAGATACTCTTACGTAATTTACATAATCTTGTGGTAATATATTATTTAAAGTATGTGGCACAGTTAATTCTTGAGATTTTACAGACTTTAAAGTATCATAACTAAACTCTTGTAATCCTCTTTTAGCATGAAATATTATATCACTTCTTCTTACATTAGGTATAAGTTTTTGTTCTCCTACATATCCTACTATAAAATTATTCACAATATCTTCTAAAGTTAAATAAGCATAACTTCCATAATTTTCTTCTGTAGCCATACCATAAGCATCTCTACTACCAAAACTCCCTCCGTCAATAGTTTTTAACTGACAAACTAAAACATTGTTTTGAGGTAATGGTGCCGCTAATTGAATTAAAGTATTATTATTTGGTTGAACATCTACGGTGTAACTTAAAATATATTCCGTGTATGTTATTCCATCTGGACTACTATATAGTTTAAAATTATTTAAAGCATATTCTGGTATAGCAGGATCAAATGAACCAAAGTTTAAAGGCGTGTCAAATGTAAACGTAAAATCACTTTGACCAGCCGGTGCTGTTACTACAAATCCCTGCGCTCCCGCGTAATATTGTGCATTAGTTTCGGTGATTAATCCACCATCTGGCATTGGCATATGTTATTGTTTTTCGTTATTATCTTGAGCAGCAACCTGTTGTGATGCAGCTTGTATTATAGTTGGGTCTTGTAATATTACTCCTGAATAAGCTAATATTCTTAATATTAATTCGTCTTGTTCTGTTTGATCTAATCCAAATTGTACAGAGGATTGTTGTTCATATAAATATTGTCCTTGCGGACCAGTAGTAAAACCCCACACAATATCTTGAGGTTTAGCTAAATAAGTAAAAGTTATACCATCTTGTATACTACTAGGATATATTCTTAAAACATTATTCTCATAAGTATATAATGGAAATTTTTCTGTAGGTTGAGTTAAAGGAGATAATATTAATTGTCTTAACTCGTTAGGTTGGGTATATTGACCAAGATCATAGTCTCTATAAAATACTGTACCTAATCTATATAAAACATCATTAGTTATTCCTAATGTTCCTACAACTACTGGATTAGGTGCATTGATTACTGGATCATTAAAAGCTGTAAAATCTAAAGTAGGAAATGTTCCACTAGGAACATCATAGACAGGTGTAGCAGTTCTTTGAAAAAACTGTAGTTTTTGTTCTATATTTTTAATACGGTTAGCATATTCCGTATCATTTTGTGGCATTCGATATTGCTGATTCAAATCACTAGCATATCCTTCAAATATAGCTAACTGAGCCTGTGTTCCAATTTTATTGAATTCATCAGGAGTTATGTAACCTCTTTGTTGTTGATTAAGGATTAGTAGTACTGTTTGATATACTGCGTTAACGTTTACCATTATATTTTTATTTTAATAAAAGGCGGGCGAACCCGCCTTGTTACTATTAATTGAGTCTTTTTTGTATTGACTTAAATACTTCTACTCCTTCATCTGTTTTAAACCAAGCAGCAATAGCTGAATATGGATTTTCTTCAAAAGGAATGTTCATTAATTTTCTATCATTACTTGACCAGTGAACTGTTCTTTGATCTGGAGATATTCTAATAATATCTGCTTCAACCGCATTAATCGCAAAATTTCTTAATTGAACATTTTCGTCTGCAGCTAATGATATAAATAGTTTAGGATTTTGTTTAGCTAAAAGTAATAAATCTCTTTTTAATTCTTTAGAAGACATTTTATTAACTTTTGAACCGTACTCTACTCTTACAATTGCTTCTGCCATATCTACGTCCATTGATCTAGCCATATTTAAAGCTTCAATTTCCCACTCTATATTCGCAATTTCATCATCTGCAATTTTTTGTGGAATTAACTCTTTGTATCTAAGCTCTTTCATTGGATGGTATAGAGAAAGTAGTTTTTGTAAAGCAACTCTTTCTTTAGGTACATGTAATGTTCCATCTCTAAAAGTTATATGTCCTAATGTTACTTCTCCTTTTTGTTCATCTACAAAAGGACTTGACATATTTGTAGCGTATCTCAATTCTCTTTGTTCTCCTTTTGAAGAATCATACCAAAGTAAAGCGTGTTTTCTAGTGTGCTTACCTGGTATTGTAAATGTTAAAGGTTCTTTTTTTCCTGTTAGTATATAAGTTCTATCTTTTACCTCCCAGCTTGGTTTAGCTGGTTTAGGATTTGGTGTAGCTTTAACTGCAGCGACTACTGCATCTTCTACAACCTCTTGTTGTTTTTGTTTTTTTGCCATAATATAATATAATTAAATAAGTTAAAAGGTATATGGGCGCCGAAGCGCCCTAACCTTTATGAATAGTTATACTCCTTTGAATAATACAAAGTTGTTAGCAGCTTGAGTTACTAAACATCTTTCTGAAAGGAAGTTTACTTCCATCGCATCAAGATCACTAGTAAATGCACCACCAACAGAACCTGTTAACCAAGACTTCATTCTTCTATCATCCGTTTGTGAAGCTCTATATCTTACGTGTAAGAAAGGTCTTCTGATGTTAGTTCCTAAAATTTGATCATAAACAGTTGTAGTACCAGCTGGTATTAAAACTCCTTCAATTGAGTTTGGTCCAACTTGCGCACCTCTTGTAGAAGCATCGTTTAAGTATTTCCAATCTGTTTTGTAGAAGTCATATGAACCTCTTCTGAAACCGCTAAAACCTAAGTTTAATGCCATTTCTTCTGAGTTTTCAAATAAACCAAAAGCAGTACCACCTGCACTACCTGCTGAAATTGCAGCAAGCATATCATCAAAGTCAAGAGCTGTTTGTCTATCTAAGAATAACATGTTCTCTTCAATTGCACCCTGAGTATCTAAGTTTCTAAGAATATCATCGAAATCACTGATACCTGTAGCTGCAGCGAAACCAACCTGTACATTACCTCTATCTTCGATAGCTGCAAATAAACCTTGTGTTCCTTTTAAATTTGCAATAGGAGAAACAGCTGTATCAACTAATTCACCTTCTACACACATCATTTCTAAATAATCCTCAAATCTTAATCTAGTTTCAGATTCAGCTTTTAGATACCATAAGTATCCTCCAGTTCCATCTTCAGTTGAAACCTCAACCCAACCGATCTGTGCTGTATCAGAACCATTTACTACGTATTTGTTTCTGATAATTACAGGTAAGTTAGAGAATTGAGTAAACTGCGGGTCAACACTAATGTATCCGTCAGGAGCAGTAGCAGCATCGTAGTTAGGAGTAACAGATCCTTTTCTGTACTCAGAACCGTATACGAATACTTTTACAACACCAACTAGTCCAGCACCTGCTAAATTAGCAGCTGTATAAGGAGATACAGTAATTGTACCAGCAGCACCAGGAGTACTAGCAGTAACAAGAGCTTTAGCTTCGTTACCGAAGTCGTCCATAATCACTACAGTAGAGTTAACAGAAATAACATTGAATACTCCTGCAACCGCACCTGGGTTAAGTGTAATAACACCTGTAGCACTAACAAATGTACAGTTGTCATACGCGATATGTAATCTATTTTGTTCAGACCAGATTACTTGGTCACTTGTCATTGGAAGCTCCGCCCCAACCATTCTTAAGAATCCAGATAAAGTTCTATTACCATATCTTTCAACTTCAGCTTCATAAATCTCTGGAAGATACTGATTCGCAAAAGATTGGAAATCAGCAGCAGCAGGATCTGTCCACTGTAAATAGTTAGTTTGTAAGACTTCTTGAGTTTGACTAGGTATAATCGAGCCAAACTGGGGATTTAAAGCCATAATTTTAAATTTTAATTATTAAATGTTCGTTTTTTGATTTTTAATTTTGATGAATCTGCTCCACTAATGGCTTTTACTTTAAACCCTCCTACGTAAACATCCCCGCTGGCAACTTGCCTTGGCGCATCAGTAGATGGATTCTTAGATTGCTGAACAAGTGATTTAACACCGTCAGCTTTACCTTGCTCATAAAAATGAGACGCTAATTTATCAGTATTCATCGCAGCATATAAAGCTTTATGATAACCGGCAGTATCTTTTATTTTACCATCTTCGCCTAAAAATCTACCTACGAAGTTGTTAATATCAGACTGTGTTTCCGCTATTGTTACAGGATCTTTTATTTTGTATCTAAACTTTTTTTCTCCAACACTATATTCAAAACCTTCAAATTCGTTGTTTAATACTTGTTTAGTACGATTTTTAAAATCTTCCTGTGACAGCTTTATTTCTTCTTGCTGTTTATTGTAACGATTGAAAAAATCTAAAGCTTTTTGTTGCTCTTGTGTTGCTCCTGGCCTGTTTTTAATTTCAGCATAATATTTAGTTTTTTGATTTTCTAAATCTTTTTTAGCATTAGCAACAGCTTCTTTATAAGCTAGTTTTTTTCTACGTATTTCTTTTTGCTCATCTAATTCTTCATCATATTTATAATCTTCCATAATAAGACTAATATCTTCAGAATCTAAATGAGGTTTATTTTTTCTTAAATATTCTTGTAATATTTGATCGTTATCAAATTTTGAATAATCTTTATTCAACTCTACATAATCCTCAACAGTTCCACCAGTTTCTTTCATAAATGTAACTAATTTTTCTACATTTTCTGGAAGTTCAGGTGTTTTAATTAATTGAGGTTTTTCTTTAACTTCTTGTTTTGGTTTAACTTCATCCGTTATTTCTTCAATTACTTGGATTGGAGAATCTTCTTTATCATTTGTATCGCTGACCCGTACTTCTTGGTCCACTTCTCTGCTAACTTCGGGTTTGTCGCCCATAGGTATCTCCTCTGTTTTTCGCTCTTGAATGGCATTATCTTCTTTTTTAGTTAAATCAATTTTAGGAGTTTCAACCTTTTTTTCTACAGGTTTTTTTATCTCCATTTTTACAGGCGTGTTATCAGTTTTACCTAAATCTTTTGCCTTTCTTTTAGGTTTGCTTTTACCTTTTAAAGTAAACTCACCTTCTTGTTTGACCTCTACGGCCGCTTTTTTTTGTGACATAATATAATATAATTAAATAATTAATACTACTGGATTCCGTATTCTTCTGTATTTTTAATTTGATTAACAACTCCTTGAGCTTCAAAATCTACCGGTAAACTATTGTTTTTCCTTTGACTTATCATTTCACTTTGTTGTGATCCAGTTATTCTTGTTCTTTTATCTTTACGATCTTCTATTTCAGCTTCTCTTTGGGTTTCTCTCTGCATTTTCATTTGCTCCAATTGCAATTGATAATTAAATTCCTCAGCCATTAATTGACGTTTAATTTCTGCTTCAGTTTCCATGCGTTGTATTTCAAATTGTGACTTAGCTTCTTCAAAATTTACTTTCTCAGTTGTTAAAGCTTGTTGTTTTTGAACTTCCGCTTCTGCTGCAGCTTGATTAGATTGAGTGTTTAATTGAGACTGTTGCTGCGCTTGCTCTGCTTGCATTTGTCTTTCTCTATTTAATTTACGTTTACGTTTTTGTTTTAGCATTTGATTAGCTAATTTTAAATTACGTATTTGTCGTATATCAATAGCGTCTTCTAAATCAATTCCTCCACTTGATAAAGCTACTTGAATATTTTGTTCTAATTGAGCTTTTGCTTCTTCATCTGGTTCCATATCTAAAAATATACCAAAATCATGGAGATTTAATTTATCTATTTCACTTAAAGTCATAGTATTAAAAGTTGTAATACTTTGCTTTAAAGAATTTTTAGTTAAAGGAAAATTAAGCATGTCTGCTATTTTTTTAGATATATTTTCACATATTCTTAATGTTATATACAAACTAGCATTGTTAATATGTTTAGTTGCAATATTAGAAGCTTGTGCAGCTATTTTTTGTAAACCTACTAACGTGTCTTTATCAGCTAAAGCTCCATCTCTAGCTTCATTTAATCCAGTCACATCTCTTATCATTTGTAAATAATAATTGTATGTGCTAATTAAACTTTGTATTTTTGCTTGACCATTTCCAGTTTGTAATTCTTGAACTGGTACTTTACCTCGATTTAATTCTCCATCTTGAGTTAATGATCTACCTACAACCGAACCTGTTTGAAAATACATATTTAGTGCTTCAGCAGGATTATAATTAGTACCATTACCTAGATCAACTTCAGCAAGACCATCCATGTCTAAGAATACACCATCTGGTACCATTCTAGCTATAACTTGTTGTAGTTTTAAATGAGTTATCTGAATCATATCTGCAAACCCAGTTATTCTACTTACTGTTGAATCAATACGTCCTTTATACATGCGAGGAGCACATATAGCATAATTCATTTCTACTTTTGTTGTATCAGCCATAGGTCTAGTCATATTAGGACATAGTTCCCATCTTAATAATATATTGGTACCTAAAACTTTTACACCTCTATATAATGTTTCAATAGTTCTACCCACTGCTTCAAAATTTTCATTAGCAGGTGGATTAAAAGTATCATCTTTTTGAATTGCTTTTTGTAAACCCCATTCAGTTTCTTTTACTTTAAAAACTTGATCACTGTAAGTTTTATATTCAAAATATAATAATGGAATAGTATTTTGATCCCATGGACCATATCCATAACCATACATATAAGTTTTATCACCTTGATACTCTTGTATTTTTTCTAATTCACTATCTGGTAAATCTGGAAATTGCTTAGCTATTTCAGGTAATGTTACTGCTTTTAATTCTCCCACATAATATATATCTTCAAAGTTTGGATCTTCTGTATAAGAATATATTAAATAAGCTGGATCTACATAATCTACTGTAATACCATTTGAAGTATTAAAATTGGTTTTACAAGCTCCAATACCGCAAGTAACTAGATCATAATTTATTCTACGTCTAATTAAATCCCATTTATTAAAATCTAAAACTTGATCTATTACTTCTTCTTCTGCTATTTCTATAGCTTGCTTATAATCTAATTGCATGTGAAGTTCTAATTCTTCCATGCTTTGAGGTAGTTGATTTTCTGGAATATCTGTATTGAATAATGCTGAATCTAATTTTTCAACTATTTGCTTCATAGTGTCTCTAGCAAAAATATCTTGAGCTAATCTTTCAGCATATTCAGTTCTTTTTTGTAAAGATTGAGGATCTTGAGCAAAAGCATTTATTTGATAATCTTTATTAGATATACCATTAGTCAAAATATCGACAAATTTAGAAACTATAGGTACAGGTTTCCAGTCTAAGTTTAGATAAGATAAATCTCCATTTATAGATAATTCATCTTTATATTTTTGAGTTGGTTGTTCACCTCTCGCGTATAATCTTAATCTATTATAGTTATTCCAAGTAGTCAAATATCTATTGCCATTTGTTCTACCCTGACTAAACCACTCTTGTTCTATGGCTTGAGCTACTCTTTCACCATATTCCCAACTGGATTTTTCTGCGTCACTAACTACTTGGCTAGGAAAAATACTATTACCATTTGTATATACACTTTTCATTTAATCTATAATTTTAGATAACAACCCACTATTATCATATTTTTTTATTCCTAAATCATAATTTTTTCTAATAATTTTAGGAACAGGTCTATATTTATTTTTATTACAAGCCATTATAGCTAATCCAGAGCTAATAGAAGCATCATGAGTTGTTCTATTATTTATGTTAAATTTAGCCCAATCCTCTAATGTTCTTTGAAAATATACATCTCCATATGTATTATCATTTCTTAAACCCACATATGTTTCTATATAACTTTCAATCGCTGCGGCATGTGCTTGTTTAATGTCTTCACTAGAATTAGGTATTCCACCTATTTCTCTTTCTGTTACGGATAATTTATTATATATTTTATCTGGTCTATTCATTGCGTAACCTCTATAACCTCTTCTTTTAAAATGATATAATAATCTTGGTTTATTATTTTCAGCAAGTATAGGCATACCATAAAATATACAAGCCATTAATACATCTTCAAAAAATATTTCTGCGGTTTGTGGTCTTGCTATATATTCTAAAAAGAAATGATTAGGAGGTACATCCTCCATACTGAATTTAGTTAAACCGTGTAATGAACCTTTTGATCCTCTTTTATCTACAGTTCCTGATATATCATAACTATCACATCCAAAAGCCCCAAGAGTATCATTTCCAGGATGTTTTAAACCCATTTTATGAACTATATTGTTTTGTAATCTTATTGGAGGTATCCATGAAACAAAAAATCTTCCATTATTCTGAGGAACAAATATAACTGATGTATCTTGTACACCACCTACCCATTGAAAATTTCCTTGAGTTACCACGCTATCTCTAGTTTCAGCATTCCAATCAATTTGTTCATATATTTTAGTAAGATTAAACAAAGAGGATTTTGCTTCGTCTCTAAAAGCATGTTCTTCAGTTCTTGGAAATTGTCTATAAAATTCATTTAAAGCATCTTGATCGTCTTTTAATCCATCAACTTCATTTTGCCAATAATTTACAACACCTAAAGTTATAGGTAATCCGTGTGGACCTTTGACGAGGTCTTTTGGATTATCGAAGACAGGTATTCCATAAGAATCAATGTATCCTTCGTAATTCCATTCCATAGGAATGAACAAAGAATAGAGTCCCGAACGAGTCTGTCCATTCGCATTTCTTTTTGTGACATCGGAGTCATAGTATAATTTTTTAAAATTATCACCACCTTTATCTAATGCATTACAGGTTGAACCCATCATACATTTACCAATAATTCTACTACCTAACCTTAATGTGGTTTTCGTAACCCTCCAGTTGTTGAGGATGTTGTTCGGACGCTCCCACTTCCCCGATTCATCATGGACGAGGAGTTTAAGTTTCTCCCCATCGTAGGAGTTGTCACCGGTATTTTTCCAGTCGATGGTCGTATCCAATCCCTGTAACTCTGGGCCGGTTTCGTTGGCGGCAAGTTTACGTCTGGTAAATTTACTGGCGGGGACACGGTAGGCAAGTTCGGTCTTTGGACGGTCCATTCCGTCCTGGATCGGTTTGAAAAAGAAGGGATAATTAACCGATATGGGTACCACCTTATCTGTGAACATCGTCTTTGCATCAGGACCGGACTTTGATAATATACCATACCTACTGTCACTTGATATGGTTGCCAAGTTAACCACCTCTCCTGAGGCCATGAAAGAAAACCCGGAACGCCTGTTCTTAAGGTAACACATCCCATAGGATCGTGAATCTGCCTTGCAAGCTTCCCAGAAAATAAAGAATAATCTATTTGACTCCCTAAAGTCTGGCTTCCCGACGTCAATCTTAGACCACTGCAAGTACATATAATGAGTGCCAGTGAGATAAGTAGGAATGCCTTTGTTATAAAACCAAAAACCTTCCTCCCTACGGGTAAACTCTTTATCAATGTAATCATACCATGTTTCTTTAAAATCTAGTGGATATTCTTCCCAGTCAAAAATTGTTTTAATTCTTTTTAATTCTTTAGGCAAATCTTTAAATTCAAATTTATCAGATTCAAATTTACAAATATCTTTAGACTGAGGTAAAGCTATTTTTAAATTTTGTATTTCATAAACTTCTCCTATTGTACCATCTTTACTAATAACTATAACGTCATGTTCAATATTATAACCATATTCCCATTTCTTATATTTATTATTTTTTTTAAGAATTTTAGGTTTTATATGATTTTTTAATACCTTATATAAATTTTGATTGTACATTATTTAGATCTTCCTTCGGCAAAACCCTTAAATTCTTTAGGTTTTTTTGTTTCTTCTTCTACTTTACCATCAATGATATTTTGCTCTTCATTTATTCTAGCTAAAATTTCAAAAGCATCAAATATGGCTAGCTTTTTTGTAGCCGCCGCGTTTTTAAGTCTATCTGCAGAAATATCTGGACCAAATTCAATAATAGGTTCTTTAGCAACTTTAATTAATTCTTCAACTGCTATATGTCCAGCTTGGATTATATTCCCTTTTATTTTCTTTATTTCCATAATTAATTACAATATCATTTGATTTCATACAATAAAGACGCTCACCGTCTATAAAAAACTCCCATTCAGATCCAGGTTTAAAACCAATTGTATCTCCTGAGTTAATATTAGATGCTTCTAAGTGATTATTACCTATTTTTAGTATACCAACATAAGGTTCTTCTTTTACATTCTTTAAATGATCAGAATTTTTTATTGGTTTTACAAAACATCTATTACCAAAACTATGCCATTCACCTTTATTTTTATATAAATATATTTGATCTGGTGAAGCAAAGTATAAATCTTTTTTAAAATAAGAACGACTATTAGTTTGTTTGCCTTTCATATTATAGAACCTTCTAAATATATTTTGGTGTACAACTATAATATCGCCTTTTTTTATAATAGTGTTAATAGCCAACGGTATAGATACAACTTCAGCAAATCTATTAACAAATTTCCAAGATTCAATTTTAGTATTTAAAATTAATTCTTTTTCACCTATTTTTTTACTATTGTTATATCTATTTTCTCCGATAGGCTTTACTATAAAGTCATATAAGCTATTCATTAATATTCTAAATCAAACTCAATAGATATTGCCATGTTAGAATTAAATTTTTTCCAAGGCAATATTTCATTATTTTTCTTGATATAAATATTATATGAATTATCTTTTTCATCTAATAAGATGTGAGATATTTCATGACCACCGTATACTTGTTGACCTACAGAATAATGCATTGCTTCATTCTTATAATCAGCTCCTATACTAATTTTTCTAATTACATTATTCATTTTCTGTAATTTCTGTAAAAGTACCGTCTTCTAAATTTATATTTATTTTACCATACTTTTCTTCTAATACTTTTTTATAATCTTCTTGTTCTTGATTTACCATAGCATACTGGTGTAAAAAACCATGTTTTTGAGTTTCTAAAATACCTATATCAGTAGATATTACATAAAGATTATTTTGAAATCCTAGAATTGTATCTAGTTCTTCTTTAGTTATTTTATTTTTTTCCATTTTATTTAATTTAATTAGTCATTACCCAGTATCTTCTATATACTGTTTGGTGATTTGAACCTCCTTCAAAAGTACAATGCAACTCATCGTCAACTACTTTATAAGTAATATTTACTTTATAATTATTTGAAGGATTGGTTAATTTTGTAGTTACGTAATTTTCGCCTGTATTAACAACAACTTCTGGTAATGATTTATTTTCTTTAAAAGAAAAATTAATAAATTCATAACCCTTTATTGAATCATGTAGAATAACTACATAATAAGAAGTTTTGTTACTTGACCAAACACCTTTTAATTGTTCGGATAATTCCTGAGATTGCATAGTAATACTAAACAGCATCACTATACTTAATAATAATTTTTTCATTTAATTTGATTTAATTTAATTTAATTGTATTCCTAAAATAATAATTACTTATTATTACTTATTTTTACCTTTAAATATACTTGTTGCTTTTTCTGTCGTACGTCCACCGAAATAGGCTAACACGACCGCCATCATAACATTTTCAAAAGTAGAATTCCAATTATCATGTATTGTAAAACCTATACTTTCTACGCTATCTAATATACCCGCAAAAGAAAATACAACAATACACCATATGAGAACTAAAGGACGTACGTTTTTAGACATCCAAGAATCTGACATAGAATCTGCTTTCCATCGAGAAGTTATTGATTCTATTTCTTTATTCTGTTGTTCATATATTAATTGTTGTAATTTTATTTTATCATCTAAAGAAGCATCTGATTTAGTTATTTCAGCTATAGCTTCTTTTGGTGATGTAACTCCTTGTAACACATTTCCTAAAGTAGGATTTATTACAGTTGCAGCGCCAAACAATAATTGTCCGACTGTTGTATCTTTAAATTTCTTTTTACTCATTAGTTTTTGTTTGCCAACCAGTATCAGTTCTTTCCGATTCACTTCCTTCAATTCTTCTTCTATCCGTAACCATACTACCTTCTTGAGTTAATTTTAATTCATTTAATATGCCTTGTAATTTATCTGGATTATTGATAAACATGTTCAACCATCTTTCGCTACTAGTATCCATACCATATTTTCTTCCATCACTACTTGAGTATCCTCTATCAAATCCTAGTCCGTATGAATCCATACGTTCATTTATTAGTGTTCTAAGTTTGGTTCTTGTCCATGGATAATTAGGGTCAGCATTAACAATTTGCTTTGCAATTGCATTTTCTATTGTGTTAAGCATATTTTCACCTCCTGTTAATACATTGTTTCCTTGTTCACTTTCTAACCATGATCTAGTTCTTTCATCGTTAAAGTTTACTTTATTATAGGTATTACCAGATTTTCCTGTAACTGGTTGATTATATAAAGTCCAACCTTCATTTCCATCAATTTTTATTCTACGATCTTCTCCTCTTTCATAAGATGGAAAATTATATTCAGTTCTAAAATCTTCAAAAAATGTTTTAGGTCTTTCAATTTCTTCAAATTCTTCTGTAGGAGTTTCAGTATCTGTAATTGTTCTTTGTTCAATTACTTTTTCTTCTTTTCCTTTAAAACCTAAATCTTTTTCTTTTTGTTTTATATAATCTATTAATGTTCCTTCAAAACCATTTTGTTGTGCTTTAGAAAACTCTTTATTAAAACTGTTTAGATATTTTTCATTATCTGTTTCTACATTTTCTACAGTTCTTGTAGGATCTACTACATTAATTTTTTCTCTTTCCATTATTCTAACAGTATTTCCATCTTCACCTGTTGTTACATCAGATGTAACTGTAAAATCTTCACTGTTTGGATCAGTGTGATTGTTTTTTAGTGGACTTTTACTGAACAAAGGACTAGATGTTTTTCTGCTAAATGGATTATTACGTTGTTTATATCCCATGTTTAATATTTTTCAAATGGATCCGTTTTATTATATGCTTCGGCTTCCCAAGGTAAATCTTCTGCACCTTCTTTCATTTCATCTCTTGGCCAGCATTTACCTTTCCACCATACACAATCATCATCATAATCTAAATCACCTCTTTTCATTTGATCAATGTGTATTTTTTCATGTTCTATAACACTTTGTCTTTCTTCTGGATCAGTTATTTTGTCTGATACTAATATAGTACCATTTTTATTTGCTTTACCTAAAACTCCTTCTTCTAAATCTACATTATGAATAGGAGTACTATCTCCTTGAAATGGAGCGTTTATTTTAAAACCTTTTCCTAATCTTATTTTCATGATTTATAAGGGAATTTTTTATTTAAATAATCTTGTCTTTTCTGACAACCACAGGGTTTATTAAGGCCACTTGCAATTTTTTGCACAGCAGCCTTAATTCCTGTTTTTTGTGTGAAGTTAGCTATACTATCGCCTAAACCTCTAGGTTTCATATTAAGCTATTACAATATCTTTCCAATAAACTCTTAGTGCTGGATCATACTCAATGTTTGGATCTAGACTATCTAATGGTAGGATACAACTTGCTTTAACGCCTCCTGGATTAGCAGTAATTGCACGGTTCACAGATTTTTTCATCAAACCTAAGTAACCAGCTGTTGGAATTACTGTTGATGGATCTACTGCCGCAGCGTCTGCGCCTGCAGTAACTGTACACGTTAATCCTCCGGTTAATTGAAGAACTACATTATACTCACCACCTGCAGCTGCTATAGCTTTTACATTTAAAATGTTGTCTACGTTAATTAAGTTATCACCATCTAAACTTGTATCTGGAGATCCAACCGCTTGGTCATATCCACCTACAATGTTAAAGTTAATAAATTTTGCCATGTTTTTAATTTTTAATGTTAATATATATTTCTAAATTTTCTTTGGTTTTATACAGATCCATGACTGTTAATTACAATTACCTGTTTGAGGATCAAAAGTTCCACCTCCATTAACACAATCATCCTTTCGGTATTCATCAGCGATTTCTTTAAAAGCAGCTTTATAATAATCATTATTTGCTGCGTTTCCACCGCCTCCACCACCAGGCATAATGTTATTTATAATAGTATCAGCAGGACCAGAATTTTTTGATGAAGATTTAGTTCCTCTATTTGTTCTAATATCACTCATACCAGCATCTACACCTTTTTTAGCTTTATCACCTAACAATCCTTTATAGTTTTTAGCACCATCACCGGCTCCTTTTAAAAAGTCTCCAAATCCAGCACCGGGATTATTACTAGCTTTAATACCACCAGCAACTGCGGCACCAACTGTACCAGCTACTTTACCAGCAGCTTCACCTGCTTTTTTATACATTTCATGTTCAGCTCTTACAGCATCACTTGAGTCAAAAGCTTTTGCATACTCACCTGGTGTAAACATATGAAGTGCTACACCACCATCGTATCTAGCTGGAACCTCTGGTCCAGTACTAGATATATAACTAAATGGTGATCTATTATTAAATCCTATTTTAAAAGATTTACCTTTTCCTAAAAAATTGGTTCTAAACTTACCTATTGTTTCCATATTATCCCGCGTGATAACCTCTTAATGCAGCTTCTGCTTTTGATTTACTAGCATATTTAGCTGGCCAAGGTTTATCTGTTTTATTACTGATTACTCTCCATGCACCACCCATTTGCTTAATACATCCACTTCCACCTTCTGATTTTGCACATGCATTCATTGGAGAACTAGATTTATTTTTTCTTTCAAGCTCAGCTAGCATTGCTCGAGTTCTCTCGTCTCTTTCATCTTGTTTTTCTTGCAAATCAGCTTGTGCTTGATCATTTATAAATGAAGATTGATACTCATTATTAAAGTTTTGAAGATCTACGTTGATTTCATTTGCTCTTTCATCATCACCTCTATCTAAAGATCTTTTTAGCTCACGGTTTTTCTGGAAAAAAATTTTATTAGATTTTACTGAATCAAGTGCTCTAGCAGCGTCGCTTCTATAATTAGGTTTATCATCTCGTTTAGTAAAGTAATCTGCTGTTTTTGAATGGTGTGAATTAAAAGGTGAACCACCTCTTTCATCAATCATTCTATTTGTTTCTTCCTGCATTGCTTCTTGAGTAAATTCATTTACACCACTTCTTTCATCTAATTTTTTAGCCTTTTCAATAAGCTTCATAACTTTTGGATTTTCATAATCATATTCATCACCTCTTTCCGCGCCACTACGCTCTGAAATTTTAACAGCTCTTTCTCTTAATCTATGAGCTCTATTATGTTTTTTCATTGGAGTGCAGTGACCGTGAGCTGGAGAATCATGATCATGTCTATCATTTTCTAAATAATGTAAACGCGCAGAAGCAGTAAGATCTTTGTTGTATGCTTCTTTAGCATCATATCTCTCATCACTATGTTTAGAGTAACGAGGGTGATTTCCACTATATCCTCTTCCCATAATTAACTCATTTTTGGATCAGAAGAGTAAGCTCCTTTTCCTTTAGCTTTTTCCATTCCTTTTGATTCATCTCTACGATCTTTCATAGATTGTTTCTTGCTAGACTCTTTCCCATCTTTAGCTAAGCTTTCATCAAGTCTATCATTGTATCCTTGTTTTGCTTTTTTAGCTGGAGAACCTTTAGCATCACCTTTTTCAATATCTACTATTGGCATGTCTTTTAATTCTGCTGATTCTCTATTCATTGGTGAATGTGGATGAGAATGTGATCCTTTATCAGTATCATAATTCATAGCTGGTGATTCATGTCCCATGTACATTGCTGAATCTCTGTGCATACCCATTTTCTTATCAGCTTTCATCATTTTAAGAGCTGATTTCATTCTAGGTAGCGGATTGTTTTGTGTGTATCCCATAATTTCTAATTTTTACTTGTTTTATTTATTTATTTATTTTAATTATCTGATGGTTGCAGTGCAACTAAACCATATTCATCTACACTTACTGAACCAGTATCTAATACTCTTTGTACTAAAACTTGTTCCATACCTAAATCTGATGTATCATTTGGTTTAATAAATACTGGACTGTCTTGACCTCCAGGTATTACGTTTAATATTGTGTTGGTATCAAAAGGTCCTATTAATGTATAACCAGGATTACCCGCTGTTACATTGTTTAAACCTCCATTGCTTCTATATATTTTATAATTATAAGGAGCTGCTATTCCTCCAACCGCTGGATCAAGAGTTAAGGTTTGATCATCTATAACATCTATTACTTGAGTTATAAATGATGGACGACCCGTTGCGTTATCATCTACATACACTACATCACCTACAGCAACTCTATCGCTGTAACCTGTTCTTGCCGGATTATATCTACCTTTAAACTCAGCTGATGCCGTAGTAAGAGTAGCTCCAGTTGTGCTACTTGTATCAGATATATATTCACCTGGTTGAGGTATATTTATAGTATCGCTTTTTAATACTGGGATTGCTTTGTTAAATAGTGTCATTTTATTGTTGTGCTTTTAAAGTTATAGGACCTGGAGAATAAGGAGTTCCATCTAATTTTAGTTTCATACCGTAAATACCAGAACTAGAACCTTCGCCGTGTAGTCTACCTACTTGACTTAAAGGTCCGTCCCATATATGCGATTCTCCAACTATACCTACTTTGCCTTTACCCATTTTTTCAGCGTGTGGGTCATGTGTGTGATTATGTTTCATGTTTATAATTTATAAGTTTATTAATTTTTTTCTAGGTTGAAATTTTGTAGTACTATTTCCAAATATTTGCATTGCTGCTTCTTCAGTTGTAGGATTAAAATTATTTTCTGTAGCTACATTAGCTGGCACTGTTCCTCCTCCTGTTGGACCGGAAAAACCTCCAAATCTATTAACTGAATATCCTTCACTGCCATCTGCAAATTGAGTTGGTTCTCCTGGTGCGCCCGTAGCTTCTTGTGCAAAAGAAGCATTAGCATTAGGATTAATACTAAAGTTTCCAGTTGTAGTAGTATTATTAGGATCTGTTCCTGATGGTCCTGCGCCACCACCTGAACCTTGTTGAGGCATACCAAAATCACCTAACATTTGACGTCTTTGTATTTCAGCTTGCATGGCATTACGTTGACTTCCAAAAAAACCACCAGCACCTCCCATAATACCGCCTCCTAATCTGGAATAAGCATCATATTGACGTCTTAATTGTTCATCAGACATTCTACCATACATACCACCACCACCTACTATGGATCCTATAGCACCTAGTGCTCCGAAATTTATTGGACTTTTACTCATCTTTCTTTATCTTTATTTACGTTGTATATAGCTGTTTGTAATACTTTATCTATATAACTTTGACCTTTCATTATAGAGTTTCTACGTTCGCTAGTTGGTATATCATCTTCGCCTAGCATTATTCGGTAGATTCTTTGTATTAATTGTTTACCTTTAAAAGAAACTTTATAAATATTATATTTTTGAGTTGTTCTGTTTCTATTACGCCACACTACAACCCAATTGTTTTGAATTAATTTATTCCATCTTCTATTATCCCAACTATATGAATATGTACCTATTTTAAAATCATTAATAGTAAACATATCTATACAGTCTAAATAAATAAGTAATTCTAAATCAGCATCAGTTAAGCCGTTGTTTTTACAAGCCCACTTACGTATAATGCGATAGTGTTTAAGCAGATTAAGATTTTTTAAATCTCCTGCGGATAGCCTTTTCATAAAACAACGACGACGTCTTGCGCCTTAATAACTTGATATGTTTTTTTATTTATTTCAATAGAATGACCAGCATGTCTATCGTAAAATATAGTATTATCTTTTTCTAAACCTTTTATAGTGTCACCTACTGAAACAATATGAGCCTCAATATATCTAATATCTGCTCTATCATTTTTGTTAAGCAATAAACCACCTTCTGATTTGGTTATATTTTCCTCTACTTTTTGTATAATTAAATTATTTCCTACTGCTTTCATCTACGCGTATATTATTAATTACACAATCAGTAGATAGTATTGTAGTTGCTACAGAAGCCGCATTTGTTAACGCACTTTTAGTCACTAACAGTGGATCGATAATACCTTCTTTTACCATTTGTACCATATTTCCTGTAACTACATCAATACCATGACCTTCTAAAACTATTGGTATATCATTTTTTATTCCAGCATTATCTAATATTATTTCAAAAGGGTATGATATTGCTTTTAATAAAATTTCTTCACCAACATTTTTATGTTTAATATGTTGCGAAGCATTTAATAAAGCTATTCCACCACCTGGAACAATACCTTCTTTTATAGCGGCTTTAGTAGCACATATAGCATCTTCAACTCTATCTTGTTTTTCTTTTAATTCAATATCTGAGTTTGCACCTACTTTAACAACTGCAACTTTAGCAGATAATCTAGCTAATCTATGTTCATAACCTACTACTTCGTGAGGTTTTAATTTTTTAGATAACTTTTTCTTAATTTCATTAATTATTTTTTCTACTTCATCACTAATACTTTCGACTTGTATTATTGTTTGATCGTTGCTAGTAGTTGTTTTTAAACACGCACCTAAATAATCAACTTCAATTGTATTTAAATCATCACCTAAATCCTCATTTATTATTTGAGAATTTGTAAGTAACGCGATATCTTCTAGTATTTCTTTACGTCTTAATCCAAAAGCTGGTGGATCAACAATATTTACTTTTATATTGCCTTTCATTTTATTCATTACTAATGCTGATAAAACCGGTGGTTCTACATCACCAATAATAAATAAAGCTTTATTGTTTTTAATAACGTATTCTAGTACATTTTGTATTTGTCTAATTGAATCAATTTTAGAATCAACTATTAATACTAAAGGATTTTCTAACTCTGAAGTGTTATTTTCTTTATTTGTTACAAAGTTAGGATTTAATAATCCTTTATCATATTCTATACCTTCAACAATTTCAACATTAGTTTCTCCCTGTTGTGAAGGTTCCATAATTACTACACCTGTTTTACCTACCGCTATAAATGCTTCAGCAATTAATTCACCAAGTTCACTATCATTGTTAGTAGATATTGTAGCAATTTGTTTAATTTTATCTTCAACTGGTACTGACACTTTATCTAAATAAGCAATAACTTTATTTACTGCTGATAAAATACCATCTTTAATTTGTCTACTATTTGTTTTATCTATATACTTGTATGCTTCTTTCAATATAGCATGTGCTAATATAGTTGCGGTTGTAGTTCCGTCACCAGCTTCTCTTACTGTTTTACGTGCAGCTTCTTTAAGTAGAGTTGCACCCATGTTTTCTACAGGATTTAAAAGAACAATTGAATCTGCTACGGTAACACCATCTTTAGTAATAATAGGATTACCATTTGCATCTTCTAAAATAACACACTTACCGCTAGCTCCTAATGTAGAGCTAACAGCATTTGTGAGTTTTTCTATTCCTTTAAATACCTGTTCTCTAGCTTCATTGCCAAAGTTCAGATTTTTAACTATCATTTAATTTAATTTAATTTGATTATTTAAAGGTTTTAACGACTTTAGGACCTTTTAAAAAGTCTACTTTCTTAGCATAGTGTTCTACTGAACCATCAATAGCTTGCTCTGCTCCTTCAAGAGTTTCTCTTCTAGTCACGTCGTGCCAAGTATCTTTATCTGGATCTTGGTATTCAGTTTGATAAAAACCGTTAGGTAATTGGGTTATCCTCCA